ATATCGGAGGTTCAATATTAACTTTAAGAATTATGCAGACGCCATGATACGATTAATTATAGACTTGCTCCAATCCAACGAATGGTANGGGCAAGGTGAAAATATAGAAATTGCAAANGGAAAATACGAAATTGCCGACACGTTNAAAAAAGGNAAAACTAAAATTGTAAGACAATGGCAATCGANAANNANGTAANNATAAACGTNAAAGAAAAAGGACTTGACAGCGTAAATAAAAAAGTCAAAGACCTTGACGAATCTATTGGAGAAGTAAAAGGACAGGGTAATTTTTTAAGCGGAGCGACAGATGGGGCGAGTAAATTATCACCTGCAATAGGCGGAGCAATATCTGGAATGAAAGCAATGCTTGTGCAGATGTGGGCTATCGTCGCAAATCCAATAGGTGCTGTAATTGCCGCAATAGTTTTAGGGTTGACAGCTTTATATAAAGCATTTGCATCTACAAATGATGGCGCGGATAAATTAGAACAAATGATGGCAGGGGTGAGCGCAACTATTGACGTAGTTAGGGATCGCGTTTTAAAAGTCGGTGAAGCGTTGAAAAAGTTTTTTAGTGGTGATTTTAAAGGTGCGGTTCAATCGGGAAGGGATGCGGTAAGTGGGTTTGGAGCAGAAGTTGAAAGGGAATTTAAACAAGCCGCAAACGCTACTAAAATGATGCAGGAAGTTGCTGACGCTGCAAGGGAATTGAAAATATCAAGGGCAAAACTTGACAGAGATTTAGCGGCATCAAAAGAAATTATAAATAGTTCAACAGCTACATATAAAGAAAAAAAGGAAGCTATTGAAAAGGTAAGAATTGCAGAAGAAAAACAAACAAAACTCGAATTAGAAAATGCAAAGAAAAAATTTGATGCGCAAAAAGCACTAAATAAATTATCTGATACGAGCGATGAGGATTTAGAGAAAGAAGCTGATGCAGAAGCCGCTTTATATGCTTTACAACAACAATCGGCACAAAACAAAAACGCGATAAGAAAGCAGGAAAAAATAATGCAATCAGAGGAATCTTCAAGGTTGAAAGCAATTGCAGATGCGAAAAAAGCTAAAGATAAAGAAGCGGCAGATGCAGCCAAAAAAATATTAGACGAAAAGAAAAAAGCTGATGAAGCTAAAGCGGCGGAAGAAGCGAAAAATGAAGCCGACAGAAAAAATAAATTACTTGAAATACAAAAAAGTTATGAGCTGAAAATTGAAGACTTAGCCGACATTACTAACGTTCAAAAAGCGGAAAGACAAAAAGCACGTGCATTGGCGGAGTTGGAGAAATTGAAAGCAACGGAAGAAGAAAAGTTAAATCTTCAATTATATTATGATTCTGTTTTATTAGAGGCAAAAAAAAATGATGCTAAAGCAAAAAAAGAAATTGACGATAAAGCTGCGGAAGAAAAAATAAAAACAGAAAAATTAGTAGCGCAAGCAAAAGCGGATATTCAAGCCGCAACCTTAGATAATATTTCAGCAGGCATAGGACTTTTAAAACAAATAGCCGGTAAAAATAAAGGGTTACAAGCCGCTGCAATTATTGCGGAAAGCGCAATGGGTATCGCTAAAATTGTAATTAACACACAGGCAGCCAACGCCGCCGTAACTGCAAAATATGCTTTATTACCCGGAGGCGCTGCATTGGCTGCCGTAGAAAAAACTTTAAATAAAGTAGGTGCGGGTATTGGTATAGCTTCCAATTTACTTGCAACTAAAACAGCATTAGGAGCATTAGGTCAAGGCGGTGGCGGAGGTTCAGCACCTGCAATGGGAGGGGCAAGTTCANCACCCGCACCGCCACAGTTTAATATCGTAGGTCAAAACACAAACAATCAATTGGCGCAAAGCATAGGAAGACAGCAATCTTTACCGGTTGAAGCGTATGTAGTGAGTGGTGCAGTCACAACCGCACAGGCTATGGATAGAAACAGAGTTAAGACGGCAACGTTTAACTAAATGTTATAATACACTTTTAATTAATTTCGTTATATAATAAATGAAAAAATTGGAAACATACAAAGTCATATTTAAAGAAGGAGAAAGTACTGGAGTTTATGGCATTTCACTTGTTGAAAATCCAGCGATGGAATCTTTATTTATTGCTTTGAAAAAAGAAACTGAAATAGTTTTAAAAGTTACTGATAAAGAAAAGAGAATTATTTTAGGAGCGGTTTTAATTCCAGATAAACCAATTTACAGAAAAGACAAAAAATCAGGTAAAGAATTTAACATAATTTTTCCAGAAGAAACAATAAGATTAACGGCTGAAAATTTTATACGAAAAGGACATCAAAATACATCGACACTTGAACACAATGAAAGTGTAAAATTAACGGATGTTACTTTTGTAGAGAGTTGGATAAAAGAAGATATGCAATTTGACAAGTCGGTAAAATATGGTTTTGACGAGCCGATAGGCACTTGGTTTGCAGCGATGAAAGTTAACAACGAAAGTGTTTGGAATGACTTTATAAAAACTGGAAAAGTAAAAGGATTTAGCATAGACGGCTATTTCGATTTAGAACAAATTAATTTAAACAATCAAGATATGAACATTAGCGAAATTACAAAAGCGATAGTCGACGGATTCAATTCTTTAAAAGGAAGTGATAGAGTTGAACTTGGAAGCGTAAAAACTTTGGACGGTGAAGTTACCTTAAATTTTGAAGGCGACACCGTGGCGGTTGGTACGCAATTTACAATGACAACCCCAGAGGGTGAGTTACCAGTCCCTGACGGAAGTTACACGTTAGAAGATGGTGTTGAAATTATTTTAGTAAACTCAATTGTTTCTGAAATTAAAGAAGCAGCGCCAGCAGATGAGCCACCAATGGACGATATGCCTGCACCTTTAGCAACAGCACCGAGTGCGCCAGTTATCAAAAGCGAAAAAAGCACACAGGAAATTTTTTACCAATTATCACAGGAAATTGGAAAACAGATTGAGGCTAAATTTTCAGAATTAAAAACTGAATTGAAAGCGGAAATTGAAAAAGAAAAGGAGGTTGTTTCTTTGACAAAACAGAAACCAGCGAGAGAAAAAACTTATGCTGAAATGACAAATTTTGAAAAATTAAAATTTAATAGAGGTGAGTAACGAGAAAAAAGAATTTGTAAATCCCTTTGAGAAAGGTATTACATACGAGGAATTTTTAAACGCAATCCCAAAAGGTGAAACAGTACAAAAGTACTGTAATAAAAATTTAACAAAAGATGAAGTCGAATGGCTTTTAGTAGAATTAGAACATTTTAAAAACAACAAACTAAAAAAATAAATTATGGCAATAGTATTTTCCGGTACAAAGTTACCACAAACAGAATTAAAGGAAATCCAATCAGAGATTTATTCTGACTGGGGAACATTTCGGGACAAAGACATCACAATTGACGAAGGTCATAAATCAGGTGCGGAAGTTTACGAAAGTAAAGTTACGGTAGCTGCTAAAGCTTATTCAACAGCAGCGGTAACAACAACTGGTGATTTGACATTAGCAGTTCAACGTTCAGTTGTTGACCTTACAAAAATTGAATTTTCAGATACAATTGATAACAATGTGTTATTGCAAACTCGTTTTGAAAAGACAATGAAGGCAGGTGCATTTGAAACTGTATCGCAAGAATTTGACAATGCGGTATTGCAATATGTAACTCCAGCAATTTCGCAATCAATGGAAGAATTAGTATGGAATGGTGCAACAGCAGCTCAAAAAGTTGCAATCGCTGCTTTAGTTCCGGGTGCTCCACAAGGTGCTATTTCCGCAGGTGCTCAAACATTAACCGATGCAATGCCTGTTAATTTGGTTAACAGTATTCCTGCAACGATTTTATATAACGCATCACTTTCAAAAGCAGCTCCGGGTGCAGGTTTAGGTGATTATGTAAAAGTTCTAACAATTGCAGCCGTAACTTCATCTTCAATTGCCGCTGAATATGCAAAAATATATGCTGCAATTGATCCAAAAGTATTGCACGATAATTTGAATCCGCCAGTTATATTCGCGCCATTAGGCGACAGACAGTTAATGAGGATTGCCAACAATAGTGTTGGTGCAGCTTCAAACCAAAACTTCTTATTTGACGGAACAGGCTTAGATGCAAAAGCATTTTACAATGGAATTCAAGTGAAATTCAAACCGTTAATTGGTTTTAGAATCGCATCCCCAGCAGCTTATCTACATTTGTTAATGGACTTGTTAAGCGATATGTCTATTTTAGAAACTGGAAAAATGGCGAATGGTGCTGATTTGCATTATTACAAAAACGTACAAGCGTTGGCTACTTGGGTTACAAACCAAAGATACATCGTTCTTTACGGCGGATAAAAACAAGTAACAAAGGGGAGTTCGTTCTCCCCTTTAATTTAAAAAATAAAATATATGGCTTGTGATGTAACATCAGGGAGAAAACTCCCTTGTAAAGATTCCCGAATAGGAATAAAAAGTGTAGATTTTGCCCCATTTTCTGAATATGGTTTTACGGTGGCGGCGCAAGAAATTGCAGCTTTACCGATTGGATTGACAACTGTTTTCAGATATGAAGTAAAAGGTACTGGAAATAAATTTGATGACGTGCCAACTGTAAACTTAGAAACAAGAACTGTCGAATATAAACAGACTTTGAATTTAATACTTCAAAAAGTTGGAGCGACAACAGAAGTACAATTGATGTTGTTACTTTATGGCAGGGTTGTAGCGTTTGTGAAAGATTATAACGGCAATGTATTTGTGGTTGGAATCGACAGCGGAATGGATGCAACAACAGCACCGAGAAGCACCGACACCAGCGGCTATACAATTACCTTAGAAGCGACAGACGGAAGTTATGCACCTTATCTAAGCTCAACAGCAAAGACAGCGTTAGAAGCGTTAGTTTCAGTTACTGTTATAACTCCTTAATTTTAATTACCCATTTTTATAAAGCCTAAAATAAATACGTTTTAGGCTTTTTTCGTTATAATAATATAAGCTAAAAATTATGAGTTTAGAAATTATACAACTATCGAACTACATTCGCCCAGAAGTCAAAGAAGTTATGTCGAAAGAGTATGTTTTGAATGGCGATAAAAATTCATTTTATCAGTACATTATTGACCGTTATAATGGTTCACCAACAAATAGAGCAATCATTGACAGTTATGCCCAGTTCATTTACGGCAAAGGTTTGACATCAAAACAAATGAACACAAAGCCGGTTCAGTTTGCTATGATTGGACAAATTTTGTCCAAAAAGAATTTAAAAAATATATGTCAAGATTATTATTTGTTTGGTGAAAGTTCAATGGAGTTAATTTATGAAAAAGGAACTTTAAAACAAATACTTCATATTCCTAAAAATCAAATTGTGCCAAATAAAATGAATAATAAAGGCGATATTGAGAATTATTGGTATTCGTTAGATTTTAACAATACACGTAAATATCCGCCTTTACAAATTCCTAAATTTGACAATAAAGACAAAAAGAAAAACGGTTCTTTTATTTATATCATTTCAAATTATCAAGTTGGGAAAACATACTTTGCAGACCCGAGTTATTTGGCAGCTTTACCTTATGCCGAGTTAGAGGAGGAAATCGCAAACTATTGTATAAACCATATCAAAAATGGTTTATCGTTTGGGCATATATTTAATATGAATAACGGAGAGCCTGAAAGCCCAGAGGTTAAAAGAAAAATATTATCAGAAATTAAAGTTGAAGGCAAAGGAAGTTCCAACGCCAATAAAACTTTTGTAAATTGGAATTTAGGAGTAGATACAGCTATCACAATTGAAAGTTTAGAAGTATCGGATGCACACAAGCAATACGAATTTTTAAGCGGTGAGAGTTCACAGAAATTAATTACAGGGCATAGAGTGGTAAGTCCGATGTTATTTGGAATAAAAGACAGTACGGGCTTCGG